CGATCGCTTCTGGACGCCAACAGTCGATAAGGCTGGTAATGGTTATGCTGTTATTCGTTTCCTCCCTCCGCCAGCTGGCGAGGATGTTCCCTTCGTTCGTATCTTTGATCATGGTTTCCAGGGTCCAGGCGGATGGTATATCGAGAACTCACTAACAACTCTTGGTAAGAGCGATCCAGTTTCTGAGTATAATTCTAAGCTATGGAATTCGGGTATTGAAGCTAACAAGGAAATTGCTCGTAAGCAGAAGCGTCGTCTTCACTTCATCAGCAATATTCATGTTATCAGCGATCCAGGTAATCCTGCCAATGAGGGTAAGGTTTTTCTTTACAAGTATGGTAAGAAGATCTTTGATAAGCTCAAGGAAGCAATGGAGCCTCAGTTTGCTGACGAGGAAGCAATCAACCCATTCGATCTTTGGGCAGGTGCACCATTCAAGCTAAAGATTCGTCAGGTCGAAGGTTATCGTAATTACGATAAGTCAGAGTTTGGTAAGCCAGAGCCTCTGTCTGATAACGATAAGGAACTAGAGCAGATCTGGAAGAGTGAGCATTCGCTTAAGGAATTCCTAGATCCTAAGAACTTCAAGTCAGAAGAAGAGCTACGTGCTCGTCTGGCCAAGGTTCTTGCTGAAGATTCACCTGCAGCAAAGCGTAAGGCTGCTGAGAATACAGAAGTCCCATGGCAGGAAGAAGATTCTGCTCCGGCATTTAAGGCGACTCATGCGCCGAAGTATTCTGGTGATGACGAAGATGACGATGAGTCATTGGAGTTCTTTAAGAAGCTTGCTAATGAATAAAATGAAGAGGGAGCCTTTTGGCTCCCTTTTTTATTATCCCCACATGTTCTTTTTGTAATTCTTCATTTCTTTCCAATGATTGCCACCAATCATTTCAGCCCAATCAGGCCAGCCAACATCATATGTGCCATTGTAGCCGCCAGCACTAACATTGCTGTTGTTATTGACAACTGTAGATGACGAACCAGATTGTTGACCAAATATAGAAGCAAGTATTTCAGATATTGGTTCCTGTTGCGCAATTTCTTGTTGAACTTGGTTTGATACAGCTGCCTGTTTAAGAGTTTGAGTGTTTTCTGTAGATCTACTCAATTGTTCTAATATTTGTGTACTAGATAACTGTTGTGATTGTGGCTGTTCTGCTTGTTGCTGCGGAGCAATTGCTGCAGCTTCGTCTTGAGCTGATTGTAATTGGCCCATCATTGCTGATGCTGCAGCCGCAGCCATAGGATTCATTCCTGTCATCATCATTGTCATTTGTTCAGGAGTTAATCCTGCGGCTGCTCCTGGCATTGCCTGTGTCATTGCAACTGGAGTTGCTGTTGGCATCATCGGAGAACTTGATCCTGGAGTTGTTGCTGATGGTTCAGATCCGGGAGTTGTTTGACCGCCAATTATAGATTGACCACCTTTGATACCTTTGCCACCTATTTGAGCGTGAATATGGTTATCGTGACCTTTGGTTCTCCAAAGAACAGTATATCCTGCAGCTTGAATTTGTTTTGCCAATTCATCAAATCTCTTGCCCCAAACCGGATCACTGGCTTCAGTTATACTACCAGGAGCATTAATATCAATTGCCAACCCATCGTTATGAGCAGAACCAGGATGATGCTGTTCCGGATGAACGCCATTAAACGCTGGATGTTCTGAAACTCTTATTCCTTGTGCTTGTAGTGCTCTACCTAAAGCAACTATGTCGCCTCCAGGCAATGCAGGCATTTTACCAATACCAGCTTCTTTTTCATTGTGATTATGTTCCGCAGCGCCACTTATGGGACCATGTCCGTGTTCGCCACCAATTTTCTCAACTCTAGAAACGCCTTCAGAAGAAACTGGTGGTTGTTCAAACTTAGATTGCATTGGCGAAGATTGTGGAGTTGCTCCACTTTCAGAAGCTCCTTTGGTAGCTCCAGCCCCACCACCACCAACAATCGCTTTTTCTACAGCTGCAACATTCCCTGCTCTTTTTGATGCTTCTCCAGCTTGATCTCTTGGTTTTTCAAATTTATAAACAAATTGAGCAGCCGCTTCTTGGCCGCTAGAAACTGGAGTTTTTAAATAAGATTTCATTTCGCCTTCGGTCAGAGCGTAATCAATTTGCCCTTTCCAATTTTTCTGCCAGTCAGGTCCAGCTGCTCTAGTCATGTCAGTGAATCTATGTTCACCAGTTCTTAAATTATCATGATGTTGGAACAAACCGCCAGATGGACCATTAACGTCGTTGCGATTATATGCGCCTGAATTAAATTTTGATTCATTTTGTATATTAGCTAACATTCCTACAGCGTGTTCGTGGTCTATACCTTTTTCTTTAGTCAGGTAGCTATATATGTCCTTTGCCATAACAGGATTGCTTACCTGTTTGACTCCGCCACCAGCGCCGCCGAGACCTCCACCAGCGCCGCCAGCACCACCTCCAGTCATAAAGTCCATTGCAGTTTTACCCGCACCAAAAGCCAAACCTCCCATAGCCAATGCACCAATACCTTTAACTATGGACATAGCTGTTCCGCTAAGACCAGTTAATAATCCTGGTAATAGACTTTGTCCAATTGAAGATTGAAGGTCTTGATTTAGGCGAAATATACTATTATCAACGTTTGCTATTCCTCTGGCCATATTTTTTATGCCAGTAGCCATATCATGTATGCCAGAATTTATGTCTTGAAGTTCAGATTGAATTGCTTGTAATGTAGAAGAATTTCTTTCAGATACACTTTCGTTTTCCTGCATAACATTTTGAAGATCATTAAGATCCTGTCGCTGTGCCTTAATAGCAGCAGCAATAGTTCCCATAATCTTAGATAAATTAGCATTTCCTCTTTCCGCAGCTTCTCTGAATTGTCCAGCGGAATCTCCCATCGCTGAACGAATTGTGCCTGAGAGTTGCGAAAGTTCTGCTTGTTCCATTTATTTGCTCTTATTTTTGAGTTCTTCTACTTCTTTAAGATAATCAACTAACATCTGAACATAGATATCTCTTTCAAATGGCATAAGGTGTTCAATATCACTAATTGAATATTTATGGTGCTGGGCCAATGAAAATATCGTTGAGAAATAGTTACCCAACGAATTATGACTCAGCGCCATGTAAAAAAATCGTTTAACGAATTCAAAACGATCTCTCGTTTTGTCCCTGCTGTATTTTCATACTTAATTACATATTCGATCTTAGGAATATTAAGTAAAAACTTCTGAATTTCTTCAAAAACCTTAATATTGAGGTTTTCTAGAAAGTCTACTAGATCCTGTTTTTTATAATCGCTTGCTTTATAGATCTGATCTTCATAATAAATTGAATCGATACAACGAACTATGAGCTCAAATATGTAATCTTTCTCTAAACTCAAAAATTCTTTGTCGTCATACAGTTTTGCAGAAGGATATTTCATAACAATACCCGATTTATCGGTGATTTTTATGTTATTAATAATTTTTTCAGGAAAATTTACTTCAATTTTATTGAGATCGATCTCAAAATCGTATGTTTTATCGTCTTCAGAATCTTTGTATGAAACTTTTACGATATTATCCACTGAAATTGACCTTAATTTGAGAAAAATATACTCAAGATCAAAGAGCGCCAGCTTATCAATGTCAAATTTAGAATCAATAGAACAATTATTGATGATTTGTTTGATTGCTGAGAGAATATCCGTTGCCTGTTCACTTTCTTTAGCCATTAATAACAGTTTTTCTTCTTTAACTAAGAAAGGTCTAAACTGAAATTCCTTTTTCAAGGAAGGAACATTTACTCTATAAACTGGATAATCAATTTTAGGCAATGATGACATATTAAAACTCCATTATGATTAAAATATTGATTGTGATGATCCCACACCAACACCTATAGTTTCTCGTTCTTTTGCTGTTGATAGTCCACCTGGTTGCGATCTGGTTCTTAAAATTGATGAACCCTCAATTGTATATTCAGTATAAGCTAAAGAAACATTAATTCTCATCAAATTACCATCACCCCATGAAAGCGGTATTTCTCTTAATGCACTCGGAAACGCTTCAAATAAGTTAATTTTCTGAATTGAGTTTCCATAATGATCGTAAATTACAATTACTATTGTTGATGAATACTGATCTTTGTATTCAGCTGTATATGTTGGCGCTTGACCTGTAGAAGTTCCACTATACTGGAAAATAGATCTAGTCCATTGATACCAATATTGCCAAAATTCGCAAAAATGATCACCAATCATAGAAATATTAGTTTCTTGATATTGGGCGTTTGTTGGTTTCTTTTGAGTTGGACCTATACCGTAATGATTGATGTCTGAAGAAATAAGAGAAATACCAGGAGCTCTGACTTGATCAACTCTGAAAGACATATTTTCAGATATTTGTTTTAACGAAACAGGAGTGCCCTGATTGCCCAAAGCACCACCGTTTTGCGTCATAACTGGTGGTGTTTGAACAAATACCTCAAAAGAATTATTATCTAGGTATCCGAAATCTCTTATATTAGTTGAAAACTTGTTTATGTTAAAAGCCATTTTAGTCCCTAGTAAGGTGGTGAACCAGCATATCTTTTATTTGAGTTTATTTTCCATCTATGAATTGGCAACACAGCAGCCTTTTCCCAATTAGACGGGTCAACTTCATGAAACGAACTTCTAACATGACTATAAAGATATCTCTTTATACACCCATCAACGCCTTTAAAGACGTTTGAATAACCTCTTAAAATTTCATAAGACAAACTAAGCCTTTTATTCATTTTATATTTATTTTCGTCAGTAAATTCTACTAAAGAGTTTAATAACCTGACTCTGGCCAATGCCGGAAGATAATGTAGGTTGATACCCAAAAATCCGTCTATATACATCTCAACGGGCATAGTTAATGGATACATATCGTAAAAAGGAAGGGTGGCTTTGTATTTTGGATCATACAAATAAAGGTACATTCCTCCAATTTGAGGCAATGACATCTTTTTAAAATATTTGTTTGGTTCTGCTTTGGTCTTATTTGATTTTAAATCTTCGACAGAATCATTGAACCAATCCTCAGCTGAAAGAGATTTGTCAGCTAAAGCTCGGGCAGAGGCTCTTAGAAGGTCATTGAACGTATTTGGCATTAATAACCTTTCGGTAATCCTAGTTCGTTTTCTGTCATTATTATGAATTCAAATCCTCTATCTTTGCAGTATTCACGAGCAGCTTTCCATTTGGCTGAATTTACACCCCAAGTCATAACTTCATTAACATATTTTCGACTTTTCTTTTTGCTTTCAGTAATAGTTGGCGGCTGCGTTTGCTTGAAGGGTTTTACCTCTATGAGCACAGTTCTAGTCCCGCCTCCAGGCTTATTCATTTTTGCAGTAAAATCCACATAATAGCGATGTATTCTATTATCAACTGGCGATCTATATGGTATTATAGTCTCCTCTGAAGACCACCATATTATGTTAGGGTCAATATCAAATCGACTCATTACTAATAATTCCCATCGAGAACGATAAATAATGTTGGTTGGATCGCCTTTGTATTTTTGAGGATTCCTTGGTTTAAAATAACCTTGATACTTAGCCATGTTCTATATCACTAATAAATAAACTATATTTATTCAAATAATAAAAGGGAATCATGGCAGTACCTAATTTTCCACAACCACCGGGAAGAAATATCGGAAGCGGGGCGGGCATGACCTTCCCTTCGGATCTCATCACAAATGGTAGAGAATACTATACCGAAATAAACTTCCAAAGTTACGAATATGCCACTGCAACTGGTTTAGGAGCTCTTTCCTTTGGTGGAGGAGTTAGATTACCCATTCCAAGAAGAATTAATGATAATGAAAGTATTATTTGGGAAGAATGGTCAGGAACACAAGCAGCACCACAGCTTTTAAATGCAGGGGCTGGTATAGCTAGCACATTTGGTGCTGGTGCAGTTGCTAGAGTAGCACAGGGACTTGGCGGTGTTATGACTGGCTTGACAGCTGGTGTTGATATGGCTGGAACTTTTACTGGACAATCTGTAAATCCATTCCAGTTTATGATGTTCAAAAGACCAAATTTCAAAGAATATACTTTTAGTTGGATATTAGCTCCGAATACAAGAGAAGATTCTGATAATTTGAAGGATATTATCAACAAATGCAAAAAATCTGCTTTGCCTTCAACTGGTTCTCTTGGTGGCGGATTAATGAAATATCCAGATATTGCCATGGTCAGATTTAGACCAGATGATTATTTGTTCAAACTAAAGCCTTGTGCTATTCTAGGTGTTCAGGTGGACTATACAGGCGCAGGACCATCGTTTTTCAAAAGTGGCGCACCAACAATTGTAACTCTTACTATGCAATTAAAAGAACTTCAATTGCAGAAAAAAGACACATACGTAGAGTAAGACATGGTAGATAGATATTTCGACAAACACCCAATTATCAATTACGGCAATAATAATGCCGTAGATATTACAAAGCGTGTTGCTTTGTTAGAAAAAGTTTCAACAGATCCTTTTGCTTTTTATCCTTATGAAATTACTTCCAACGAAAGAGCGGATCAACTAAGTTACCGTTATTATCAAGATCCATTTAAAAGTTGGATATTGTATCTAGGCAATAAAATAGTTGATCCATATTACGAATGGTATCTTCACACAGAAGAATTCCAAGAGTATATCACCAAAAAATACGGTTCATATGTTAATGCTACTGATAAAATTATGTTTTACAGAAACGATTGGCCAAATGTAGAGGACATTAACGTAGAAGTCTGGAACTCATTACCCAAAACCTTAAAAAACTATTGGGAACCAAATTTTGGACCAAATAACAAAATTATTGGGTATAAGAGAAAACAGGTTGATTGGAAAATAGTAACAAATAAAATGGTTTCCTATCAGGTGTCAAACACAAACTTTATTGTGGACGAAATAGTTGATATTGTATTTGATGAAATTAATTCTGGCTCAGGACAAATAGCATCAATTGCAAACAATATGATAAATGTTCAACATGTCAGCGGATCATTTTTCACAAGTGCCACAGTAGTAATTAAAGAAAATAGTTATATATACGGAAGAGAAAGCACAGTGAATACAGTTTTCACTTCTGTTACTTCTGTCGCTAATAATCTATCAGAAGAAGAATATTCTTATTGGACTCCGGTTACTTATTTGGAACATGAAAATGAAAAAAATGAGTTCAATAAATCTGTAAGAGTTATCGATAGTAGCCTCAAACAAACCATGGTCAATAATCTAAAAGATTTGATGAGAGAATAATATGGCTATTGGTGATATTAAAATTTCTTCATTGAAGGTTGGACAAATGGATTTGATCCAAGGGGGAAAGGTTTCTCTCGTTGGTTTCAACATTTATGAAGATATTCTAAATCCTTATGGACCATTAGCTGAAATAAGAGTTCTCGATCCAACAGATCAATTGGGCAAAACAAAATTAAATGGTTCATACGACCAGGATGTTGAGATAAATTTTTCTGGCGACAATTCTATAGCAGGAATTGGTGGCGGACATAAATTAAAGATGAAAATGTTTCACAACAAAGATTTGAACGATCAATCTTTGAATAACGTTGGTTCTGGACATCACAAACAATATGACATTAGATGCGTTTCGCCAGAGTTTTTAAACGCTCAAGGTAACTATGTTGAAAAAAGTTTCAATCAAGAAACTTCTGAAGCAGTAAAACATATAGTTGAAAAGGGATTCAAATCTAAAAAACAATTCAATGCTGGTAAGACCAAAAAAAGAAGATTGATAATTCCTAAGTCTCATCCTCTAGATGCTTATAAACAAATAAGCACTGAGCATGTTTCGGACAAATATGAATCCTCTTGTTTTGTGTTATTTCAGAAATCAGGTCAATCTGGTGGTGAATATGAGTATCACTTTAAAACTTTCGAAGAACTATTTGAAGGCTCTTCAAAAGTAAAATTAAAACAAACCACTAATTTGAATTTTGAACTCAATAATAGACAAGAAAGACAAAATTCTGTTATGTGGTTCAAACCATCAAAGTCTTTTGATAGTGGTCCAAGAGCGTTAGATAAATCTTCAGAATATACTTTTGATTATACTACGCATAAAGTTGTGGCTGTAAACCAACCAAAAAGCAATAACAAATTTAAATTTGCAGATAGAGATCCAGTTTATAACAGTTCGCCTTCATATGTTGATAAAGGCGTACCAACTCATTATGTGCATGATAAGGCAAACAATAAAGAAAAACATGAAACTGCTTCAGCTATGACTAAACGAGCAGCTTTTTTATCTCATCTGGCCCAAAATTCTGCAGAGTTTGAAACTTATTATAACCCTGATATCAAATTAGGAGAAATGATAGAGCTTGATATTCCCACAAAAGCAAACAGTGATTGGGAAGGTGGCGAAAAACAAATGAATGGTAAGTTTTTGGTTGTTGCTATTAGAACAAAATATAGAATAGCAGCTGAACCACCTCATTGCACTATGGTAGTTAGAGTTGTAAAGGCTTCTTATAAAGAAGGTGGAGGAGGTCAAGCATGACATTTCATATAGCAGAAGTCAGAAACTTTGAAGACGATCCTACTAAATCAGGACGTGTGAAAGTTAGAATATACAATAAACATAACGACGAACAACAAGTAAAGGATGATGAGTTGCCATGGGCCATGGTGCTTCATCCAGTCACTTCGCCAGCAACGTCGAGAATAGGAATATCTCCTTCAGGTCTAGTGGTTGGTTCTAGAGTTTTGATTATATATTCTGAAGAAGATCATGCTAAACAATATCCTATTGTTATAGGATCATTGGCAAGAGGTGATATGCCAGAAGGACATGAAGATAGTAATGGCGGTGTAGGAACAAATACTGATGATGCTAAGAAAAATTCTGGCGGTAAAATTAAAAAACCAGGCATTGATAATCCAGCTTGGACTAAAAAGGATAGTAATTAATGGCGCCTAAACCAGCTTTTGAAAAAAATAAAAAGAGAGTAAGTCCGAACAATCAAACTATTGGTGGTAAAAAACCAAAAATTGATGCTTCGGTAAAATATGCTGATGCGCCAGCAGTTAAGCCAGACGATTCAAAAGAACTTTCTGATGTCAGAGATAAATTTGCTCCTAATGCAGACAAACCAACAACTGCTTCTGGTGATAAAGGTATCACAGATTTACCGCAATTAGTAAAACAAATTGATCCTCAAGGTAAAGCACAAGTCATACCACAAATGTATCAACAATTGATGCAAATGACTAGTATATTGTCTATGGGTAGTGGTTTTGGAGGTGGTGGTGCTGGTGGGCAAACTGGTTTAAATCAAATACCAGTATTACCTTCTGGTATTTCTTCAGTATTAGAAGATTCTTTTACTGGTGCTTTGGCTATTTTGGTTAGAAAATATGGATTTGAAAGAGTAATACAAGTTTTTGTTGAGTTACTCTCAGAAAACAGAATAAATCTAGTTGATATTAGATATAGAAAAATTGTTGAGAATGCTATGGCAAACTTGATAAAAGTTTGTCTATATTATGGACCAGAAGATATTCCTGTGTCAGTATACGAAACAGTTGTATTTGGAGTTGATGTGCCCGATCCTTTGGTAGATCCAGCTGCTGTTCCTGATTTTTACCAAAAACAATACTACACTTTAGCAACAGACCCGTATCCTGGATACTATGAATGGAGATCTCCAGCTTCTACGGATAAGGTTTGGACAAAAAAGGAAGAAAATTCTTATCACTTTTCTTCATCAAGTCAAGAAATATACTCAAATTCAGAATTGGGATTGGCAGAAGATCTAGATCAATATGTGAAATTACAAACACCACAACCTAATTTGGAAATTGGACCGCAACCTATTTTGACAATTGCAATATTTAATGAATTGTTGATAAAAAGATCAAACTTAATAGAGCAAGATACATTAAACAACAACATGGGAAATAATTCTGGTGGTAACTCCGGCAACAACGGAGGAAATAATATGGCTGGTATGATGGGTGGCCAATTACAGCAATTATTGCAAATGTTACAATCTGAACAATTACCAAAATCTGTATTGAACCAAGGCGAGATTAATAAAGCTTTGCAACAGTATACAAAAGATATGTCGTTCAACAATCAGCTCTTTGAACTAGGAAATATGGCAATGGGCGGTGGTTTGGGCGGAGCTTTAGGATCTCTTGGAAACATGGGAGGCTTATCGAATATCATGGGAGGGTTTGGAATTGGTGGAGGAGGTATTGGTGGTATCCTAGGAAATCTTGGTGGTGGAAGTCTGTTAGGCAGTTTCGGTGGTTTTGGTGGCGGTTCCAATGGCGGTGGCGGTGGGGCTGGTTCAGGATTCCCACAAGCTTCTGGCGGTGGCAGTTATTCCGGAGGAAATATTTCAGAAACAGGATTGACAAATATTGAAACAATGTTAAAATTATTGGGAATATCGTAAATGGCTAATGATAAAGACAATAAAAAATTACCAAAGTCCGGAGTTGATGAGGGCGATATTGTTCCAAAATATGGATACATTCACGGAGAATGGGATGCATTAGGTGGTCATCATTTCAAATATCGTTATCCTGACGAAAACGAAAAATCTTATTCTGAAGAATTATTGCCTAGTGGAAGCTATCATACCACACAGCACGATTCTGATAAAAAAGAAATACACACAAATCTAAAATCTGGTGAATATAGAGGATATACTGCTGGCGGGCATGCTAGTCAAGTTGATGGTCATTACGATCATAATGGTGAAAAAACTGGTAGAATTGAATACGGAAAAGATTTTGGTCAAGCAACTGGTGGAAAATATTACAGAGGTACACAAAAAGAAGAAATCAAAATGTCTGGAGGCGCACAATATAAGTCGACCCAGAAAGCCTCTGATTCCGTAACTTGTAAAGTAAGCTCTGGAACTCTTAGAGATAGATGTAAAAAAGATCGCTTTATGGCAACTGAAGGCGAATATGTTTCTATGGGTGAGAAAAACAAAATCGAAGTATTTCAGAAAGACGTTTCTTTATATGCAGGTTCTAACCATGATATTCACATAAAACAAAAGGGCAAAATAGAAACTGGTAGTACCATGATGATCCAAACAGGATCTGATGCTACTATTAATTCTGCAGCTAAGATTATAGGAAAAGCACAATCTGATATTACTGTCGAATCACAATCAAAAATTACATTAAAAGTTGGTGGTTCCAGTATAGTGATAGAAAGCGGTTCGATTACTATTAAATCTTCCCAGATTAAATTTGAACAAGGTTAAATAGTAAATGAGCCAAGCACATAGACACAGCGATCAAAGATCTTGTGGAGCTACTACAGTTGTTAGTGGTCAGAATTTTGTTACCATCGAAGGAAAATTATGGGCTGTTGAAAACGATCAAAATACACATGGTGCTGGCGGTTTAATAGCTTCTAAATCGTATATTACAATTGCTGGTAAAAAAATAATAGTGGTTAATGATAGTGCTAATCAGGACAATTTATGTCCAACAGCTGGCGGAGAACATTGTAATCCCAAAGCTTCTTCTGGAAGCAGTTTAGTAGAAGTAGGATAAATGGCAACAACAAGAGCAGACGCTTTAACAGGCACATCAAAACAAAAAGAATATTTTTCGGATTTTTTGACAGGTTTTGACATCACTCCATTTGGTAATCAACTTGGTAGAGTTACTAACGAGCAAGCAGTCAATCAATCGTTAAAAAATCTTATAAAAACAAATCTTGGCGAGAGACCTTTTCAGCCAATGGTAGGCTCAGATGTGTATTCTATGCTTTTTGAGAATCAGTATCCTGAAGATATTTCTCTTCTGGAACTTTTTATAAAAAATACTATAGAGAACAATGAACCAAGAGCAAACCTTTTGGGTGTTGAAGTTAAAATTCAGCCAAACGAAAACTCTTTAGAAATAAGTATCTATTATACTTTAATAAATAATCCAGAACCTATTACTCTTACTGTCCTATTGAAACGAGTCCGATAAATGGCAGCAAATAGCTCACTAACACTTAGTTCTTTAGATTTTGATACTCTTAAAGAGAATTTCAAAGAGTTCCTAAAAACTCAGTCTGTTCTCAAAGATTACAACTACGACGGCTCAAATATTAACGTTCTATTAGACGTTATGGCATATAATTCATATTTGAATTCGTTTTATCTCAATATGGTTGCTTCTGAGATGTTTCTTGATTCAGCTCAGAAATACGATTCGATTGTGTCTCATTCAAAAGAGTTAAATTATACCCCAAGAAGCGCCCATTGTTCTGTTGCTAATGTTTCATTCACAGTTGAAACAACTGGTATTTTGGGAAATCTTACCATTCCAAAGGGCACTAGATTCTCAGGGTCAAACTCCAATGGTTCATTCAATTTCGTAACAGACTCTAGAATTACAGTCACCTCAACTAATAATATATTTACAATAGATAACCTTCAAATTAACGAAGGTATATATTTCCAAGATTCATTTGTAATGAATTATGATATTGAAAATCAATTATTTGTTCTTTCTAATCAAAATATTGACACTACAAGTTTAGAAGTATATGTAGTTGAAGATAACGGTTCTACAAACACAGAATTTACACGTTCTGAAACCTTATTTGAACTTGACAATAAATCAGAAGTGTTTTTCGTTCAAGGTTCTGATAGCAACAAATATGAAGTTGTTTTTGGTGACGGTTATTTTGGTAGAAAGCCTAAGAATGGGTCTACCATTCTTGTAAAATATATTGTTACCAATGGTTATCTTGGTAACGGCGTTGAAGAATTTACACTAGATGACGATATTGGACCATTTAATAACGGTGTCGCTTCACCCTCTTCTATCACAACAGTTTCTCCCTCTGTTGGTGGTTCTGCACAAGAATCAATCGAATCGGTAAGATTCGCCGCTCCAAGATATTTTGCTACTCAGCAAAGAGCAGTTTCTTCAGACGATTATGCTGCTCTTGTTAAAAACAATTTCGGCGGAGAAATTCAAGACGTTGCCATATTTGGTGGTCAAGAAGTTGAACCTAAAAGATATGGTAGAGTTATTGTTTGTTTAAAGCCAGTTATTGGAACTATTGCTCCTGACTATTTGAAAAATAGAATCATTAACTTCCTTTTAAGATATGTTGCTCTTCCTAACAGATTAGATTTAACTGACCCAGAATACATATATGTCAAGCTTGATACAGTCGTTCAATATAACATATATACTACAAGTAAATCTGTTTCTGAAATTAATACAGAAGTTTTGAACTCTATACTTCAATATAGTTCAGATCACTTGGAATTATTTAATAAAGATTTAAGATTCAGTCGATTAGCTACAGAAATTGATGATTCTGACACTAGTGTGGTAAGTAACCAAACACATTTGAGATTAATTAAAAAAATTGCTCCTTTATTAAATTGGCCTACCACATATAGCATAGCCACAAAAAATGTTATTATGTATGAGACTCCAACTAAAAAAGTTTATGAAAATGGAGTATTAATACCGCACGCTGAACTTTATTTGTCTAGTTATCAAACTCATTACGATCATGCTTCATTAATTTCTTCAAAATTCACATACGTATATAATGGTGTTGAATATACCGATGCATATTTTGCTGACGATGGACAAGCAGAAGAAACTGGCGATGATATTGGTAAAGCAATTATTAAAGTTTATGCTCCAGTAAATGGAGTCATCACACCTATTGTTGAAGTTGGTAAAATTAAATATAGTGATGGATCGTTTACTTTGAACGATATAACCATTTCTTCTTACAGTGGTGAAATTGCAATTTATCTTCGCAATGAAGATGTAGATATTTTTGCTGGCTTAAATAATATTATTAAAATAGTACCTGAAGATGTATCTATAACCATAATCGAAGCTAAAGAATAATGGAATTTTCAGTAGAAAAATATATCTCTAATTTCGTAGAGAACCAATTCCCGCAATTTTATCAGGAAGATGGACCAACCTTCATATTGTTTATGAAGGCATATTACGAATGGATGGAAAGCGAAGGCAACCCTATTGGCGAAGCCAGAAGCTTATTCGACAATAGAGATATCGATAATACTACTGAAGACTTTTTACAGCACTTTCAGAAAAAGTATCTGTATGGTATTCCGTTTGATATCATTTCAAACAAAAGATTTCTACTAAAGCATATTCTTGACGTTTACAGATCTAAAGGGTCAATATACTGTTATAAGCTTCTTTTCAGATTAATTTATGACGAAGATGTAGACATTTACCTTCCAGGCACTGATGTTATGAGAGTGTCTGATGGTAATTGGTATAAGCCCCAATATCTAGAAATTACTGATAATGATGTAATGAAAGATTGGGTTGGTAAAACTATTGTTGGCACTTCTTCTAATACTTTTGCTGTTGTTGAAAATTATGTTCAACAAAGATATAACAACGATATTGTAAATCTTGTTTACATTACTAATGTTCTTCCAAACGGCGGCGAATTTATCATCGGCGAAAAGATAATTCGTTATGACTTTTTTGCTAACAGTGAAATAAATTATCAAGCTCCAGTAGTTCTTGGTTCTATGTATAATCTTGACGTTACTATTGGCGGTCAGGATTTTAATGTTGGCGACGTTCTAAAACTTGTTTATAGAGATCCCATTACCGACGATATTATTTCTTATGGTAAAGAAGGTCTAATAAGAGTAGCAGAAGTATTCAAACAAATTGGTGCTTTGACAATTAGAGTTCAGAGTAGCGGATTTGGTTTTACAGCTAATTCTCTCACATTTCTCTATAATGACACATATGATAAAACAGGTACAGGCGGCGGATTCAATATTCGTAACCTTTATTCTAAAAGATATGTATTATATAATGATGATATAATATACAACTATAAAAGAGTTTATCTAAACGATGCAACTTTTGGGTTTGATAAAAACCTAATTGGTAATATCAATTCAACATTAAATGACGTTTTGACTTATAAAGGTGGTACTTTTGGTAGAATTCTAAATCTTAGAAATATTAAAATTGGTAACAATTATACTAAACCAGCTACTACATTTACAAGATCAGTAATTACATCTAATGAATTGCCAGGAAAAGTCACATATTCTGCAGACGCTCTGGAAGTCAGAGAATTAATTTATACTGGTATTGCTACAAATTATAACAATACAGATATTATCACTGTAGTAAATTTAAGATCTAATGTTAATATTAGAGATGCAAGAGGAACTACTGATCCTGCAGAGCTTCATGATATTGTTTTAGTAAGCAACGGCGCAATTTATCAATTTTATGCAAATTCTCAAGGATTTAGTAATACCTCTGATGTAATTTATATTTATCAAGCAGACGATTATTTTGCAAAAGGCGATAAGGTTTATTACCAAGTTCCTACCAATAATACTGCTTTGAGAGGGCTTACAGGTAATAATTATTACTGGATTAATTTCGTAAACACTACATCTATTGCTTTGACTGCCAATGCTCTTGGAACTAATGCTACCTTATCATTATCTACTAATAGCACTGGTGGAAATCTATCATTTGTAGTTACTAATCCAGGAACTAATTTTATTAATTTGAACCCTACCATTGTGGTTTCAAATTCTATTGGTGGTAATTCAAGCGGTAGTGGTGCAGTTTTTGATGTTGGGTTTGCTTATTATGTTACTGGATCAACTCCTGTTCTTGGCGCAAATGTGGATATCCTTGCAGTTGTTCGTGAAGCTGATAACCCAGCAGAAACACATTATATAGAAGACGAAACAGGAACACAGTTTGCATTTTATGCGAACGGTAATGGCTTCAGTTTGTTGGGAAATTGGATTAAGCCAATAAAGTTGAGCCGAGGATATAACGTTGCTAACGTTAGCATTAATAACACTGCTCCTGGCGCAAACTCGAATGAAACTCATAGTATAGTATTGGTAAGAAATAATGTTTCTTATAATTTCTATGCTAATTCTAGTGGTTTTGATTATAACACAGATACTATCAAAATAAGCTCAGCCAGTAGCTATTTCGCAAAAGGCGATAGAGTTTATTATCAAGTTCCTAATAGCAATACTCCGCTAAACGGATTGACTGGTAATACATATTATTATGTGAACTTTGTCAATAGTTCTAGTATATCATTAGAATACTCTGAATTGACTTTTGGACAAAGAATTGAATACGTAGTACCTAATGGCAATACTGCTTTAGACGGTCTGACAGGTAATTCTTATTACTATATCAATTACACAAATAATTATATTGTTACTCTTACTAGTGACGAAATAACAAATGCTAATTTTGGCACAGTGTTCTCAGAGGTTTTTGAGGCGAACGATGTAATTTGTTTCCAAGCGAATAGTGCAGATTCTAATACTGTTGAATTCCAAGTTATTAAAGAAGTTGTTAGCAATACAAAAATGTATCTGTATGGAAATACAATTTATAATTCAACAGATAAAGCAAAATATTTTATGGCTCCAACAACTATACCTGCCAATTTTGCCAAATATGACACATTGATGTATAGTGCCAATGGTTCTATAAATGGTGAAAACGAAAAAATCACAGCTATTCCTAGCTCAGGAAATAATGCTATTAAGTCTGTTACTAGTCTTGATTCTGGTATTGGTTATGTTGAAGGCGAAGAAGTAACTGCTTATTTGTATAATGCAGTTTCAGATGCTATTACAATTGTTCAAGGCGGAACTGGATATGCTAACAACGAAAAATTGGTTTTCGCTGGCGGAGATCCAGGAACTATTGCCACAGGATTCATAACTACAAATACAACAGGCGGAATTGTTGACGCAACAGTATTGAATGGTGGATCGGGTTACAGACAGGCTCCTCAGGTACTTGTCCAAACAAAAAATGGCAAAAATGCATTTTTGACTTCTGAATTGGTAGAATTTAATACTCTGGTGGAAGTTACTGGCCTTGTCAACAAAAAAGGTATAGGAGAAGGCAAAGGATTCTGGAATTCTACAAGAAGTTTCTTGGATTCCGATAAATACATCCAAGATAGTTATTATTATCAAGATTATTCTTATGAAATCAGGGCTGCAAAAAATCTTTCTAAATACAAAGATATAATTAACGAAACTTTCCACTCTGCTGGTTCTGAATTATTTGGTAAGTATTTATACAAAGATCTAAATACTTCTATTATGCAAATCGCATATGATCAATCATATGCTAATACTGATCCTGTTACACTTTATACTCTAGTTTCAGGAGATTTTATTACTTGTGATGAGGATCATTTCACAGTAGATACATATGTTTATGACTATTATGAATATGCTGATATTCCTACAGTTTCTGTTGATAATATTGCAATCAAAGTTGACAATATAACTAACAGATCTGATTTTATTGTTATCTCTGTCGATAGAGATTTGAACTCAAATGGGGATATTTACGTTCATCTAACAGCAGACAGTAATTCTAGATTCGTAACTTCGGATATTATTGCTTATTAAAAGGGGACAAATTTATGGGTACATATCAAGAAATTGATGTTGGAACGACAGCTAATGATGGAACTGGCGATCCACTAAGAACTGCTATGATTAAGGTTAATGAAAGTTTGGCTAATGCTTTCAGTAATCCTACAGTCACTAGTTGGGTAACAGTTGGTAATGCAACGTCAAATGTTATCCTTACTTCAAATTCAACAGCGGCTCCAAGCGTTCAGGTCGCTAATGCTACAAATTCTTCAAAATCAGTAGTAAATACATACACAATTCAGGTTTCTAACAATACATATACTGCCAATTTAACAGCTGCGCAGCTTAGTATCGGAAATACAACCTCTGGAGCTTTTGGGGCAACAGTAAACAGTTCTGTTATCGCTATTGGAAACGCAACATCAAATGTATTTGCTAATGGAACTAATATTTCTATTGCTAATAACACTCAGGGTTCTATAGTTATTCATCCAAATAGAATTCTTGTTGGTGCTAACGTTAGCATTAATAACCAAGCTATTTCCTGTGGTAATACATCAGCAAACTTGCTTTTGGATTATAGTATTGTTCGTGTTGCCAACGGTACTTCTGGTCAGGCTAATGTTGAACCTGGTAAAATAACCGTTGGTGCTAATGTTACTATTAATACAACTATGGCCACTCTGCCGGCAGCTAATGTAGTATCAAACACTGGATTTACATTAGGTTCGCATACAGCCGCTGCTAATGGTTACACTTTTCTTCCAAACGGTCTAAAGATGACTTGGGGATGGGTGTTGTCTAACACTAGCACTGGTTCTATATCTTTTGCAGACGTTTTTAGTACTGCAGTATTTTCAATTACTGCTACAGGTAATACTGCAGATTACGTTTATTTTACAGCAAGAACAGTAAGCGGTGCAACAGTAAGAACTTCTAATGCTACTGCAACAAACGTTTATTATATTGCTATCGGTAAGTAAGGGTTATTAAATGGGTAAGTTACTACCTACATACAAAAAAGCTCTCATTGATGAAATGAAAGATAATATGTTGTCAGGCTCAAGCGATTATTACGCTTTTGCTGCTGATCCTGTTTCTAGCCTTACTGTCCCCACGCTAGCAAACGACGATTATGACACAAATTATCCTGTTTGGTCAATGCTTTTTGGTAAACGACTTACTTATAATGATGTTACATTAGTCATAGACAATAAACAATGGGAATATGGAAAAGTATTCGACGAATATGATAATACCTCAGATACATTACATTCTAACAGTAATTTTTACACTGTGTGTATTCCTGGCATTGTTGGTGGCAACTATTTGATCTATAAATGTATAGATAACGCCAATGGCGCTCCTTCTACAATTGACCCAAGCACCATTGGTGACCCTCAAGGCAAATTGTCATTTCAAACTTCAGATGGTTATGTTTGGCGTTATGTTTATTCTGTTTCTTCTGCAAACTACGATAAATTTGCAACAGATGACTATATTCCAGTTTATACAGATCAAAATATCTATGCTACTGCATCAAGCTATTCAGGCGTAGAAGTTGTTGTCATTACTAACCCAGGATCTGGTTATGATGCACACCATGACGGTATTGTAGAAGCTGTTATTAACAGTACCATGATTCAGATTTCTTCAAATGCATCATCTTTCAATGAATATTATACTAAAAATGGAATTTATATCTATAACACATTAGAAACAACTTCTCAATTAACATATGTGAAACAATATATTTCTAATACTACTGGTAATTTCGTAAGAGTGCAAGACGAAGGAATCAATACAGATAATATAATTGAAGGCGAGACTCAATATAAAATCAGCCCAAGAGTAGTTTTCAATACAGACGCTGATCTCGGAGCTCGACCAAAAGCTTATACTACAATCAATCCTTATCAGAATTCTATTGGTAGTATAATTATGCTTGACATTGGAACTGGAATCACAAGAGCCAATGTCTCAATTCAGAGTAATACTCTTTGGGGATCCGGAGCCACAGCTTATGCTATTGTTCCTCCTCCTGGAGGGCATGGAAGCGACCCAGCATCAGAATTAGACGCCAAAGGATTCTGTGTAGCTTTTAGATTTTCTAACAACGAATTGACCACAATACCAGACAATATTAATTACTCTAAAATCGGTTTAATGAAAAATCCATACGCTATGGATATAAATTTCGAAAAAAGTGAAAACAGGTATCAAACTAACACTTTTAATCAACTTTTGAAATTTGATATCAATAACATATATTACACTTTCAACGTTGAAGATGTTATCTATGGAGAAAGTTCTGGCGCTAAAGGAATTATAGCCTTTGTTAATTCTAGTGCAATGTATGTAGCCGGAGACAGAAGTTTTGAAGATGGTGAGAGAATCACTTATGAAGATGGTACACCTACCCTCAATATAACTATAAGTGCAGAAGGCGCAATTTACACTAAAGACGTTAGACCTCTTTATGTTCAGAATATAAATACAGTTGAAAGATCAAACACACAGACTGAATCGTTCAAGTTGATTGTAGAATTTTAAACAGGATTAGAAAATGCCAATAAACACTAATTTTAACGTCAACCCTTATTTTGACGATTATGATGAAGCTAAAAATTATTATAAAGTCCTATTCAGACCTTCTACAGCTATCCAGGCACGTGAACTCAATCAAATGCAGACTATTCTGCAGAAACAAATTGATAGATTTGGTCAACATATATTTAAAAACGGCTCTATAGTATTAGATGGTTCTTTTGATTATGAACATTACATTGATACCGTAAAGGTAGTTTCATTAACCCAAGATCTAGAATCATCATATTTTGTTGGTAAAATTGTTACTGGATCTGTTTCCGGTGTCGAAGCTTACGTAAAACACGTAGACTATGATTTCGATAATAACGTTTATGTATTTTTCGTTAGATATACAAAATCAGGCACAGATACTAATTTCTTTCTAACGGACGAAATTGTCACTGACAACAGCAATCCTAATAATTTCTTTAAAACTGTAGAAGAAGATTGCAACTCAGTAGGAACTATCTTTAGCATTTCGCAAGGCGTAATGTTCTCAAAAGGCTTTTTTGCAGCCTTTCCTGCGCAAACTGTGGCGCTTTCGTTTTATACCACAACTCCTTCTGTGATTGCAGGTTTTAAAGTTGTAGAATCAATCATAACAGATTTACAAGATCCATCTTTATTGGATAACGCTCTAGGATCTCCTAATGAAAACGCTCCAGGAGCTCATAGATTTGCAGTAGATCCTACTCTTACTGTTGTTGATTATGATGCTGAGATTACTGATCCTGATTTTTCGATTCTTGTTGTTATTAAAAATGGCATTATCGAACAGTCTAAAGAAAGAACTGAATACGCAAGAATTTATGACGAATTCGCAAAAAGAACTTATGATGAATCAGGCGATTATTACGTTTCTGGGTTTAATGCCAGAGTAAGAGAGCATTTAAACGTAAACTCTAATGAAGGACTATTCTCATTAGCAGAGGGTGGCGATTCACAAAAACTAACTATCGATATTGATCCAGGTGTTGCTTACGTAAAAGGTTATGAAGTTAATAAACTTGTCACACAGCACATTATTACTGATAAGGGCATAGAATACGAATCTGAAAACGGTGAAACTATTAATGCAAGAACAAGTGGTTATTATCTAGTCAAAGAAGCTATAGGGACCCTATCTTTAGATACTGGTACTTTAGTAAATCTTTATAATACTGCTGAACAGAGAATTACAAATAAAACAACATTATCAACAGCAAATACTGGCGCTTTGATCGGTACTGCTAGAGTTAAGTATTTTGCTTACGATTCAGGATCTCAGGGT